GCCCGGGGCGGTCAACTACGTGGACGTGGCCGGCAACGGCAACGCCAAGGCCGAGGCGGCCCACGCGGTCAACCTGCCCATCCAGTACGTCCAGCAGGACATCAACGACACCGAGAACCGTATCGGTCGCACCTTCTACGCCGACCTCTTCCTGATGCTGGCCAACGACGACCGATCCAACGTCACGGCCCGCGAGATCCAGGAGCGCCACGAGGAGAAGCTTTTGATGCTCGGCCCGGTGCTCGAGCGCCTACAGACCGAGCTGCTCGACCCGACCATCGATCGCGTGTTCGGCATCATGCTACGCAACGGCCACCTGCCGCCGCCCCCGGAGGAGATCCAGGAGTCGGAGCTGCGCGTCGAGTACGTCAGCGTGATGGCCCAGGCCCAGAAGCTGGTGGGCGTCGGGGCGATCGAGCGCATCTCCTCCTACGTCGGCAACCTGGCCGGCGCCGACCCCACGGTGCTCGACAAGCTCGACCTCGACCAAGCTATTGATCAGTACGGCCAGGCTGTGTCGGCCCCGCCGGATATCATCCGCAGCGACGACGCCGTGCAAGAGATCCGCGAGCAGCGCGCCCAGCAGCAGCAGGCCCAGCAGGCCGCCGAGGCCGCCCAGCAGGGCGCCCAGGGAGCGAAGCTGCTCAGCGAGACGGACACCAGCACAGAGAACGGGCTCACGGCCCTGATGCGCCAGATGGGGATAGGCGGATGACGGAAGAAGAGCTGAACGAGCAGGTGCGACAGCAGCGTGACGATGATTTGCGCACCCTGCTTGGCACGAAGCCCGGGCGCCGGGTGCTGTTCGCGCTGATCAACAATACCGGCACGTTCGATAGCAGTTTTACCGGCAACAGCGGCAGCTTTTTCAACGACGGGCGTAAGTCGGTCGGGCAGGCGCTGTTCCACGAGGTGATGCGCCTGGACGCCGGACGCTTCCTCGAAATGTGGCAAGAGCATCAAACGGCCGAGGCACAAGCCGAGGCGAAACTTGACGAGCAAGAGGACTAGACCATGGACGATGGCACCATGATGACCGGCGAGGGTGACACCAACCCGGCACAGGGGAGTCAGGGCCAGGGCGAGTCAAGCCAACAGCCGACCGAGGGCCAGCAACAGCCCCAGGAAGGCCAGAAGCAAGACCCGCCCGCTGCTGAGCCCACCGAGGGAAAACAGGAAGGCGAGAAAGAAGGCGAGAAAGAAGGCGAGAGTGAAGGCGAGAGTGAAGCCCCTGAAGCCTACGAGTGGAACGTACCCGAAGGGTTCGAGGGCGACCTAGACCAGGCTGCCATCGAGGAGTTCGAGCCTATCGCCAAGGAGCTGGGGCTGACCCAGGAGCAGGCCGACAAGATGGTCGCCCTGCATGCCGAGTCTCTCCAGCGCGCCAACCAACACGCCCGGGATACCTGGGCTCAGCAGATGCAGACCTGGCAGGACGATCTCCGCAACGATCCCGACTTCGCTGGTGCTAAGTTCGACGAGAACATTGGTTCAGCGATGAAGGCGGTGGAGAAGTTCGGCACGCCGGGCCTGAAAGAGGCGCTCGAGTCTACGGGGATGGGCAACCACCCCGAGTTGGTGCGAACGTTTGCGAATATCGGCCAGGCGATCAGCGAGGACAAGATCGTCATGGGCGGACAGTCGCAAGGCGAGCGCAGCATGGCCGACCGCCTTTATCCCACCCCTAAGCAATGATGAGGTAAACCACCATGCCAACCGTAGGCAACACCTACCTGACCCTATCCGACCTGTTCAAGCAGCGTGACGGAGACGGGCAGATCGTCAGCGACATCATCGAGCTACTGTCGGAAACCAACCCGATCCTGCAAGACATGATCGTCGCCGAGTGCAACAACGGCACTCACAACCTCACGACCGTACGCACCGGCCTGCCATCAGGCACCTGGCGCAAGCTGTACCAGGGCGTACAACCCCAGAAGTCCAGCAACAAGCAGGTGACCGATACCACCGGCAACCTGCAGGCGCGCTCGGAGATCGACTCAAAGCTGGTGCAGCTGTCCAAGAACGCCGGGCAGTTCCGACTCAACGAAGCGACCGCGTTTCTCGAGGGTATGAACCAGGACATGGCATCGACCCTGTTCTACGGTGACACTTCGGTGAACCCAGAGCGTTTCATGGGGCTGTCGGCGCGCTTTAACGCATACCGTGCCGCGCCCAACCGCCCGGCAGAGGATACCGCTGACCAGGTGGTGCATGGCGGTGGGGTCGGTGCCGACAACACCTCTGTCTGGATGGTGGTGTGGGGCGAGCGTACCTGCCACGGACTCTATCCCGAGGGGACCATGGCTGGACTGCAGCGCAAGGACCTGGGAGAAATCGACGCCGACGACCCGGATGGCGGAAAGTACCGCGCCATGGCCGAGATGTTCGATTGGGATCTAGGCATGACGGTGCGCGACTTCCGCTATGTCGTGCGCATCGCTAACATCGACACGTCCGAGCTGATCGCCGGCAACGTTGACATCTACGCCTTGATGCGACAAGCCTACTATCGCCTGTATCAGCGCAAGGTGACCGGGGGTCGCGCCGCGATCTACTGCAACCGCGATGTGCTGGAAGCGCTGGATGCCGGCAGCACCCCGACCAACTCGACCTCTTCCTCTTTCGTGCGCCTGTCGCCGATGGAAGTAGACGGCCGCGAGGTCATGGGGTATCGCGGCGTACCGGTGCGCGAGTGCGATGCGATCCTCAACACCGAGGCCGCCGTGCCGTCCGTGTAAGCGGATGAACGAGCCCCACTGAACACAGGAGATTCCCATGATCCTCGATAAAGAGAACCTGTTCGGCGATGACCAGGCCATCACCGCAAGTGCCGCGTCCACCAATGTGGTGGACTTTGGCGTTTCCCGCGACATCGGCAAGGGCACACCGGTGCCTGTACTGATCCTGGTGACCGCGGACTTCGCCACCCTCACCAGCCTTACCGCCGAGATCGAGACCTCGGATACTGAGGACTTCTCGTCCTCCGACACCCTGGCAACCTCTGGCGCCATCGCGGCGGCTGATCTGGTGGCGGGCTATCAGTTCCCCATCCAGTACATGCCGATCCACACCAAGCGCTATGTACGGGTGAACTACATTGTCGCCGGCACCAATGCCACCGCCGGCACCGTCACCGCTGGCGTGGTCGCTGGCCACCAACACGGCCACTAAGGATAAGGAGTTCCCATGAAGGTTAAAGCCATCAAAAAGGGCACCTGGCCGGCCAATCGTGAGCGGGTGATAGGTGAGGCCTTCGACTACGACGGCCCCACCAGCAAGACGGTGAAGGGCAAGAAGGTCGCCTATTTTCCCAGCTGGATGCAGAAGCACGAGGCCGGTAAGCCGGGAAATAACGACCCGGAGGAGGAAGACGCCGATAAGGCGGCTGCCGATAAGGCCGAGAAGACCGGCGAGTGATCGCCTAACGCAACACCCAAGGGGCCTACGGGCCCCTTCCCTATTTCTAGAGGTGCGCCATGACCAGCGTCATCGACATCTGCAACCGGGCCCTCTCCCACACCGGCACCGACCAGGCCATCGCCAGCCTGGGCGAGAAGTCCAAGGAGGCCCGGGTCTGCTCGCGCTGGTACGTGGCCAGCCGTGACCAGCTACTGCGCACCTTCGCCTGGAACTTCGCCCAGCGCCGCGTGGTGCTGGCCGACATGGGCGACCCGCCCGGCGGCTGGGCCTACCGCTACCGCTACCCCACCGACTGCGTGGACCTGCAGCGGGTGTTCGCGTCGGGCGACTACCAGCCGGGTACCGAGCTCGATGGCCTGGACATGGCCCCCTTCCGCATCGCCAGCGACGGCGAGGGCGGCCGGCTGATCCTCTCCAACGTCGCCCAGGCCGAGGCGCTCTACACCGCCCGGGTAGAGGATCCCAACCTCTTCCCCGCCGACTTCGCGACGACCCTGGAGCTGACCCTGGCGACCAACATCGCCATGCCGATGCTCGCCCAACCCAAGATCAGCGACTACCTGGCCAGCAAGGCCCGCCAGGCGCTCAATGAGGCCATGGCCGCCAACCTCAACGAGGGCCACTATCCCAACCACCCCGACGCCGAGTGGGTGCGTGACCGCTTCGGGGGTGCCTGATGGCGAGCCTGCTGCAAGCCTCCTTCGCCGGTGGCGAGCTGGCCCCGGCGCTGCAGGGCCGCGTGGACCTGGCGCGCTACGGCATCAGCCTGCGCACCTGCCGAAACTTCATCGTGCTGCCCTACGGCGGCGCCGCGACCCGCCCGGGGCTACGCTACGTCGCCGCGGCCAAGAATGCCGACAAGACCTGCCGGCTTCTCGAGTTCGTCTTCAACAGCGAGCAGACCTACATCATCGAGCTGGGTGACGGATATGCGCGCTTCCACAAGGATGGCGCGCCGGTGATGGATGGTGGTAGTCCGGTGGAGGTCGCTACGCCCTGGGCTGAGGCGGACCTGTCGCTGATCAAGACGGTACAGTCGGCTGATGTGCTGACCCTGCTGCACCCCGAGTACGCGCCGCGTGAGCTGTCGCGCACCAGCGCCACCAGCTTTTTATTGGCGACCTATAAGCCGCAGCTTGGCCCCTTCCGCGACCAGAATGTAGATGAGTCGATCACCGTCAGCGCCAATGCGGTGACCGGCAGCGTGACCTTGACCGCCTCGAGCGGCATTTTCTCGAGCGAACACGTCGGCACCCTGGTGCAGCTGCGCCAGGTGGACATGGGCGAGGTCAGTGCCTGGCAGAACCGCGCCGACGTCACGGTGGGCGACAAGCGCTACGTGGACGAGCGCGTCTATGAGGCCACCGAGCTCTCGGCGACCGCCAGCAACACCCTGACCGGCGACAACACCCCGGCACACACCGAGGGCGAGCAGTGGGACGGCCCCCAGGCCACCGTGCAGGGCATCACCGACACGCTCGGCGTCAAATGGAAGTACCTGCACAGCGGCGTGGGCGTGGTCGAGATCACCGGCTTTACCAATTCGACCACCGTCACCGGGACCGTGGCCAAGCGCCTGCCCGACACCGTGGTCAGCGGAAACACCTACCGCTGGAGCCTGGCCGCCTGGGATGGTGTCCGCGGCTACCCTGGCACAGCCACCTATTACCAGCAGCGCCTTGTGCTGGGTGGGTCGATCGCGCAACCACAAACCTTCTGGATGAGTGAGACCGGCATCTTCGACGGCTTCGAGACGAACCTGCCACTGGAGGCCGACGACGCCATTTCCTTTACCCTGGCCAGCCGCCAGGTCAACGAGATCCGCCACCTGGTGCCGCTGGGCGCACTGCTCGCGCTGACCAGTGGCGCCGAGTGGCAGATCGCCAGTGGCGACAAGGGCCTGGCCCCGGACACCGTGGAGGCCAGCGCCCAGGGCTATCGCGGTACCTCGCACCTTCCTCCGCTGCTGATCGGCTCCAGTGCGCTCTACGTCCAGGCGCGCGGCACCATCGTCCGCGACCTGACCTATAGCTTCGAGCTGGACGGCTACGCCGGCGACGACCTGACCGTGTTCTCCAATCACCTGTTTCGCGGCTTTACCTTGGACGACTGGGCCTACAGCCAGGAGCCCAACAGCCTGGTCTGGGCGGTGCGCAGCGACGGCGCCCTGCTCTCCATGACCTACGTGCGCGAGCAGCAGGTGGTGGCCTGGGCGCGCCATGACAGCGCGGGCGGCACCTTCGAGAGCGTGGCCAGCGTCAGCGAGGGCGCGGAAGATGCGCTCTATGCCGTGGTCAATCGCACCATCGACGGCGCCACCGTGCGCTACATCGAGCGCCTGGAAAGCCGAGAGTTTGACGATCTGGAAGACTATTTTGGTGTCGATGCCGGCCTGACCTATGACGGGCGAAACACCACAGCCACCACGCTGACGCTCTCCGGCGGTACCGAGTGGAAAACCGACGAGACCTTGGTCTTAACGTCCAGCGTGGCGACCTTCACGGCTGGTGTGGTCGGCCGACGCTTCCGGCTGACCAGCGGCGACACCTTCGCCGACGTGGAGGTGACCGCCTTCACCAGCGACACCGTGGTCAGCGTCGAGCCGGTGCGCCTGGTGCCCGAGGCGCTGCACGACACCGCAACCGCCGACTGGGCGCTGATGGCCACCACGCTCTCGGGGCTCGATCACCTCGAGGGCGAGACGGTGAGCATCGCCGCCGATGGCAACGCCGCTCCCTCGGCGACCGTGGTCAGTGGCAGCATCACCCTGGCGATCCCGGCCGCGGTGGCCCACGTCGGCCTGCCGATCGAGAGCGACCTCGAGACCCTGCCGATCAACCAGACCACCAAGAGCGGCGACAACCTGCGCGGCAACGTCAAGAACGTGCCGGCGGTGGGCCTGGTGCTGCACCGCTCGCGGGGCGTGTTCGTCGGGCGTGACCGCAACGACTTCGCGGTCGAGAACAATTTGATCGAGCTCAAGCAGCGCGACGATGAGGATTGGGCCGAGTCCACCAGCCTGCTGACCGGCTACACGCGGCTGGCCATCCCCACCGGCTGGGACCAGGACGGGCGCGTCTTCGTGCGCCAGGCCGACCCGCTGCCGTTGACCATTCTCTCGATCATCCCGGAGGTGCAACTTGGCGGGAAAGGCTGAAATTGTTCCCGCTACGCTAGAGCACGCCAACGTCATGGCCCCCTTGATGCGTCAGGCAGACCGCGACGAGATATGGGCGGCGAGCATGAGCCGTCCGCTTGATAGCCTGCGCAATGGTGTGATGGCCAGTGCCCACGCCTGGGCGGGGCTTGCCGATGGCGAGATCGCCTGCATCTTCGGCGTGGCGCCTCAATCACGGCTCACTGGCTCGGGCTATGCCTGGATGCTGGCCACGCCCTTGATCGAGCGCCACCAGGTCACCTTCCTGCGCCATTGCCGGCCGGCCATCGCCGACATGAGCCGCGGCTTCACCTATCTGCACAACTACGTGGATGCCCGCAACACCAAGGCGATCCGCTGGCTGCGCTGGCTGGGCTTTACCATCCACGAGGCCGAGCCCCACGGGGTGATGGGCCTGCCGTTCCACCACTTCGAGATGCGACCCCATGTGTGAGCCGACCACCATCGCCCTTGCGGCCACTGCCGTGGCTGGCGGGTTCAGTGCCTACCAGGCCAACGAGCAAGGCAAGTACCAGCAGGCTTTGGCGAACCAGAACGCCGTTATGCAGGAGCGTAATGCCGACATGCAGCAGCACCAGGCGTCTGATACGCGCGCGCGTGGCGTGGTGGCCGCCGAGCAGCAGCGCGACAAGGCGCGGCGCATGGGAGCTCGCCAGGCGACAGAGCTGGCCGGCAACGGGCTCGACATTTCTTCGGGTACCAGCCTGGACCTGTTCGCCGAGACGGCGACGCTCGGCGAGTACGACGCCCAGGTGGTCGAGAACAACGCCGCCCGCGAGGCCTACGGCTACGACGTCCAGGCCACTAATACGCGCTATGGCGCTCGCTCGACACGAGCCAGCGGCCGCAACGCTCGCGCAGCCGGCAAGAACAAGGCCATCGGCACCCTGCTGACCACTGGCGCCCAGGCGGCCAGCCTCGGAATGGGTGGTGGACGCCCGCGCCCGACCTTTTCAGGCGGTTCTCCCGGCAACCTCTACGGATAAGGCGCGACAATGGCACGCATCCCTCGCATGACGGACCAGCGGCAACAGAGCCGCGGCCTGCCCAGCACCGGCTTCAGCGACATCAACCCCGCCACGCCCCAGGGCACCTTCGGCCCGGACCTGACCGGGGCCGCCAATCAGGTCACCGACATGGCGCTCAAGGCGCGCGAGCGCGCCGACACCGCCCAGGTGATGGAGGCCGACACCGCGCTGACCGAGTTCGAGAATACTGCCCTATATGATCCCCGGTCAGGGGCATTGAACCAGCGAGGCAAGAACGCCTTCGAGGTGCCCGAGCGGGTGATGAAGGACTTCGACACCCGGGCCACCGAGATTCGCTCCAAGCTCAACGGCCGCCAGTTACAGGCCTTCGACAAGCTGGCCGCCCAGCGCCGCCAGCAGATGGACCGCGCCCTTCAGCGCCATGTGACCAGCGAGATCGGCACCTATGAGCAACAGCAGGCCGACAGCCTGGTGGCTGGCAGCCAGGTCACCGCCGCCAACTACTACAACGACCCCGAGCGCATCGGCATGGAGATCCGCCGCCAGCGTGGCGCCATCATGGGCCGCTCCCAGGACATGGGCTGGAGCGCCGAGAAGACACAGCATGAGATCCGCAAGGCACAGAGCGCGACTCACGGCGCAGTGATCGACCGCATGGCCGCCAACGACCCGGCGGCAGCAGTGCGCTACTACGCCCAGCATGGCCCCGATATGACGCCCCAGGATCGCACCGCCTACGACAAGGTGATGCGCGAGACTCGGACCCGGCATACAGCAGACCGTGTGGTGGCTGGGCTGACCGGCGGCGCCGGGGTGGGTGCCGATGGCGTGTGGTCGCGCATGGTCCAGCAGGAGAGCGGCGGCAATCAGTTCGACAGCAAAGGCCAGCCGCTGACCTCCAGCGCCGGCGCGGTGGGCATCGCCCAGGTAATGCCCGGCACTGCCCGAGAAGCGGCACGCCTGGCCGGCCTGGAGTGGGACGAGGACAGGTACCGGAATGATGAGTCCTACAACCTCGCCCTGGGCCGGGCCTATTACGATGAGCAGCTCGACGCCTATGGCGACCCCGCCCTAGCGGCAGCCGCCTACAATGCCGGCCCCGGCAATGTGGACGCCTGGCTACGCAAGCACGGCGACCCCCGGACCGGCAGTGTCACCCACGAGGAATGGATAGCCCGCATCCCCTTTGCCGAAACACAAGGCTATGTCAGCAAGGTAACCCGTGGGCTACGAGCCGAGCCCCTGAAGCGCTCCGATCAACTGGCCGCGCTCAATGGCTTGCCCGAGAACCTGAGAGACGACGCCACCACCCGACTCGAGGCCATCTGGAAGCAGCAGGATCAGCGGCTATCCGAGTTCTACGAGGCGGTACAGCTCGAGGTCGAGAACGGCACGCGGTTTCATGAACTGCCACCGCGCGCCATCGAACAGCTTGCCCCTGATCAGATCAAGGCGCTGAAGGCCCGTTCCCGCGAGATCGCCACAACCGAACCGGTGATGGACTGGGAGCGCTGGACAGAGATCAGCACGATGGAGCCCGAAGCGCTGGCGGCCATTGAAGACCCTTACACCGAGCTACGCCCCCACCTGGATGATGCCCACTACAAGAAGGCCCTGAACCTGATCAACGACGCCAAGGGCGTCGGCGACGACATCGACACCAGCGCCACCCTGACCTTCAACCAGCGCGTCAAGAACGCCGCCATGCAGTCGGGCAT